CACTTGCTTGCCCAATGGTATTTCCTGTCTGCTTTTCCCATTTTGCCCACTCAGGCGGTTGGGCAATATAAGTTGCTTGCTCGCCTGAGTTATATTCAATTGTAATTGGTAGTTTCATTTTGCTCCCGTTGTTAGATTTTAACTAAATGTTTCTACTACTGCACCCTTTGAAACTGTGAAAGTAAATGACACAGTTTGTGCATCTACTCCTGATCCGCCGGCTGTTGGAAACTCTGGCTTTACTGGGAACACAAATTGTGCTCCTGATGCAGCTGTCAAAGTCATGCTGATATCTGTGTCTGGTGCTGTTTCAGCAGCAGCCCATAGAGCCTCACAAACTGAGTTTGCCTTGCCCCAATCAGCCAACATGTCCAACTGGAATGTTCCAGAAACATTAACTGTCTTGTAAGCCTCGCCGTCAAGGGTCTGATAGACCTGACGATCATTAACTTTTGTTAGAACTGCATTTGTCGCTTGTGCTTGAATATCTGTTCCACCTGTGAAAGATAAACCAACATCACGACCGGTAATTACGACTGTTGCCATGATTTCTCCTTAGACTGTTTGTGTGTAGTAGGTAGATACTCGAACATCTGCGATAAGCAGCGTTGATGCACCAACTTGTGAAACTGTCGGTCTTTCAACCGAGCTGACAATATATCCAACTGGAATGACTGCCAGAACACTTATGATCAATTGCTCGATATTGTCGAGCGACGCAGGATTGCTGTTGTAAGCAACGGCGACTGATATTGTAAAATTGATTTTGGCTCTAATGTTGCTTTTGCTTATTGTTTCAAATTCTAAATATGGAGAATCAGGCACGACAACCACAGCTGGAGGAATAACTGTTTCAGGCACATAACCATAAACATTTCCTGCAACAACAGATAAAGCGGTTGCTAAAGGTGTTCTGATCTGCTCAAGGATTGTTTGATTTGGCATTTATTGAGCCATGCTGTCTGTGTCAATATATGAACCAAGCAAACCAACGCATTTGTTAAATAATGATCGACCCATTCTAAAAGGTGTAGCTGTAAAATCTACTCCTTCTATTTGTCCTCCGCCGGCAAGTCTTGCTTGGAAAACTTCGACTGAAACTGTGTAGACGGCTGATTGAACAGCTGCATTTCCAACATAAGTTGATCCGCCAGATAGGGTAGCAACTCCGGATGGGATGACATTAGTTTCGAGTAAATCGGCATTAGTGATCGATTGTGAAAAGGTATATTGTTCAAGATTATCTGCCAACACAACTCTTGTTCCGTTGTAAGGTGTTCCGCATCCTGTGATGACAACTGATTGTCCTTCGGTAAATTCATGAATTCCTAGTGTAGTGAAAGTGGCGACATTATCAGTCAGCGACACTTTTTGAATTGGGCTTTTGAATGAAACTAGCATTGGCAGAATAACTGTTTCTGCGGTGTCAATAATTTGATTTAAATAACTGTCAGAATACAAGGATGATGACACACCAAGCACAGATCTCAACTCTGAAGCTGTAATTATGGTTGGCATGTCATCTCCTTTTGTTCTCCCATTATTAGCTGCCTAGGATCGGGAGCAACCCTAGGCATTAAGGGCTTAATTAGTTCTTGTTGAACCAAACTGCGCCACCAGCAATTTTAACTGCTAATGCGCCATAGCCATAGTAAGCAACAGATACTTGACCAGTTGCTGTGATGTCTGTGCGAAGTTGTAAACGTGGGCTCTCATACCAAGTGAATGCATCTGGATTTACTACGATCATTGACTGATCTCCAGTTGTGTATCCATCTAGTGAGCGAGATACATAAAGATCCAAGCCAGCAACATTTCCACGAAGTGATTGAGCTGAAACTGCTCCACCTGCGTTTTGTGGTTGTGATGCGTTGTAGATTGGGCGACCGCTATCGTTGTAGCCCATGATATTACCCCATTGGGTGCTATTCACAATTAAATTGCGAGCAAATCCAAGAGAGCCTGAGTAAACAGTTGATGCTGCTGCGGATGTGTAGCCAAGCAATCCTGCAGCTGTGTTGTCTTGTGCTACTGCTGCAAGTGAGCATGATGAACCTAGAACTCCTGCTGCGTAAGCATCTGTGGTCTTTGCGTAAGCAAATTCCATTTGACGAACTAACTCATCAAAGAATGCTGGAGATGAACGATCTAAAAGTTCAACTGAGAATGTTTGTCCGCCAGCGAACTTTTTAACATCAACAGAAACGAATGATGAAGTCATGTCGGTTGTGTCGATTGCTGCTGCCTCTGCCTCTAGAGCAGTAGTTGGCACAGCTGTAATTTTAGGAATTTCAAATGTCATACCAGCAGCAGGTAGAGTGCCACGAGATAGAGCATCGATAAATCCACGATCAGCATTTGATAGACCATTGATGATCTCTGTTGATTGTGGTGTTGGAATTAGACCGGCAACTGTGCCAGTTGTATCAGCTGCCATTACATACTGACGGCTTTCCTCTGAACCTAGTGAAGCACGAACTGATTGGTGAGCGTGGCTTTGTGTAAGCAACTGATTGAGTTGCTACTACGACCACAGGCTCAGACTTTGCAGCTTCTACCGCTTCGGTTGCGATAGGAGCATCTGAAGTTATGTCAGACACTTTGTCCTCCTGTGTTGTTTGATCCTCAGCGGTTGCTTCGGAATTCTCTGGTGTATTTGTTGCAATTACGGATTCAACTTTTGCTGAAGCAATTGCTGGATCAGATACCAAACTGACCTCATGTAAAGAACTCTTTGAGATGACCATTGCGCCATCTTTGTTATCCCATGCATCAACCATTACGCCAACGGAAAATCCATCACGCAATCCAGTTGCTGCTTCCTCAAGTGCATCATCAGCTGCAAAAGTCTTTGCTAGTTTGAATGTGCCTTCAAGACCCTGGTCATTTGCAGTTATATCAATTAACTTTCCTAAAGGTCTTGTTTTGTCATGCTCTAAAAGTAATTTGACAGGCTTTGAAAAATCAATGCTGTCTTTAGCAAATACAGTTTTGCCGGCTGATGTATTTCCAGCCTCATTCCAAGAAACAATAGTTCCTGAGATTGTGCGTTTATTTGTATCGGCTGCGGTTATGGTAATTGGGAAGTTAATCTTCATCGGATTAAGTCCTCCTCCTCTTGGATTTGTTCGACACTCATTGCGCCGATGCGGTTTAGGATTTCATAAACTTGAGCACGCTCTAAAGCAGAACCTCTCAAGAAATCATCAATGTCAAAACGAACTTCAACGCCATTAGGCACAAAATCCTGAGCAGATAATCTTTGCTCTATTGGTGTGATGATATTTCTCAAACTAAAATCAATAAGGGCTTTGCGTTCCATAACAGTCGTGCTGTATGTCATGCTAGTAGTTTCAGCAGATAAGAATGATGCTGGAATTCCCACAGCTCTTGCAATTTCAGTTGCTAAGTATTGGCGTGCTTCATTTAATTGCAATTTTTGTGGATCAAAACCTAAAGCAGTTAATTCAACATCAGCATTTAAGAATGCAGTTGCTCTGGTGTTGCGTGCAACCTTCCAAGAATCTAAAAGTTTTGTAATTCGCTCTGGAGTAAGATTTGTTCCATTTGATTTTAGCACCATTGTTGGAACTGGCTCTTTAGCATATAATTCGGCAGCCTTTTCTAATTCTTGTGCTGCTCTAATTGTGCGACCTGCTCGATTCAATACGCCTTCATCTAATCCACTAAATACAATTAAAGATCCAATGCCTGATGCTGGAACATGCATTCCATCAACCATGTATGAAGTAATTTCAGTTTGATTTGCATTTAAGTTATATGAAACTCGATCAGGTGCAACTCTTGTCCATGCACGAACTCGACTATTATCTGATGCAGCATAGGAGTCTAATACTTGACCATAAGCAACGCCATGAAATAATAAATCCTCTGCAATCCATGCATAAATTGCTGATCCAGCAACTCTTGGATCTGGTTGCATAATTACTCTGTTTGGATCTAAATGTTCTTTTGTAAAATGATTGTAAGTTTCTAAAGGCAATGATCCAATTGTTGAGCAGATAATATTTCTTGCTCTTGCAACAGATGGAACTGACATTGCTTGTTCTCTGGTTGCAGTTTGTGCTCCGTAAAATAATCCACCAACAGCTGATTGCAAATTGTAAGGTGTATTAGCGGCAGCAACATCGGTTTGAATTGTTGGTGTCTGATTTGTCAAAAATCTATTGAATAATCCCATTAGCACATAATATACCATAATGTCCAAATTATCCTACTTGTATGTCAATCTCCGTTTCTGGTTGTGTCGCAAAATAAGTTGCTAAAGCCGATGCGACAGCTGCACAAACTGCCACTCGACTTGCTCGCCTTCCAATAACCCAACTGCCATCCCCAAATGGCAATTTAGCTGCTGAAAGAGTTTGTTGGGTCAGTTCATCCTGCCCACCATGTTGCAACCTATGGCTATTTATCGCCCCGAGCCATCGATCGCAACTTTCCGCATAGATTGCGCCATCCATGTCGGTTATGGGTATTCCAGCCGGAACTAGCCGACTTGCAACAGCTTGTGCAGTCCGCTTTGAATACGCCACAGTTTGAGTATTGTATTTTCTAACATATGGAGCAATGTCATTGGCTACTGCTAAATCATTTAGAGAATAATCATTTGACCAAGTGTGAAGTAAAACTAAATTAAATCTTTCTCCAGATAATTTCTGAGTTGCAACCAATGCGCCAAATTTACGATCAGGAGATAAATCTAAGCCAAGCCAAGTAGGTGCTTCAGGATCTAAAGGTATCGGATCAGTCTGACACAATCCCCATTTTTGTGCATCAATAGCTGAATTGATTGTATCTACCCATTGAGCCAAAACTTCAGTTCGCACAATATCCGGCGGATCATTGATAACCGCTTTTAAGTTGTCTGGGTGAATTGTGATTCCTAATGATGGATTGGCTTGAGCGAAAGCAGCCCAGTTCATCTCGCCTGACGGAAGCAAGATTGGTGCATCGGGTTCTGCACTCCACTCAAACCAACCAATCGGGTCATCGGTCGTGGCTGACGCCAATGCCCTCTCACGCAATTTGTTTAGGATTACGGAATGTTGATCTCCAGCTGATGAATAAATCCAAACCTGTGGATTCTTAGCTGCCATCATGGAATATCTCATTGATGACCAAGCATCCTCATCTTTATATTCACGCAACTCATCAAGGTGGATCGTTTCAGGTTTTGATAAACCTCTAGCTGCATTGTTCGCAGCCTTCACAACAAATCGCCTATTGCCAAACAATTCAATTTCCTCAGCACCATGTTGCCATCTGATTTTCTTTACTTCCTTTTGCAGTCTGTCATTCTGCTCAATATGTCCGACAATCTGTCTAAAGGTTTCTAGGGAAGTTGTAAGTCTGTGAGCTGAAGCAAGTTGTAAGCCTTCGCCCCACACAAACATTCCAGTTCCCT